GCAACAGATCAGAATCCTTGGTGGTCTTTTCCTATGGGAAGAACCGTTGCAAATTGGGTCGGCACACAGATTGGCGACAAGCCTTGAACAATTCCGTGCGCTAGTGTCCTTGATTGAGGCAAACGATTCTTTGGCAAAACAAGTCAAACGTATCCGCTGGGCGCATGGGGCTGAAGAAATTGAGACGATCAACGGAACACGGTTTATGGTCAAGGCAGGCGGTTCAGCTGCGCGCGGTGTCTCTCGACCTGAAACGATTCACCTTGACGAATTGCGCGAAATGAATGACTTAGAGAGTTTCGCCTCATTGCGATACACCCTCATGGCCGCGCGCAACCCGCTTGTCATGGCGTACACAAACGCGGGCGATTCCAGCAGCGTTGTTTTGAACGCATTTCGGGAAAGGGCGTTGGCGAAGATCGCTGGGGCTGAAGATGAAATTGGCTACTTTGAATGGTCTGCACCGACTGACGAAATCAGCGTTGAAAACGCACGGCACGCCAATCCAGCAATGGGAATCACAATTCATGAAGACAATATCAAATCGGTGTTAAAAGACCCGCCCGACGTAGTCATGACGGAAGTTTTGTGTCGGTGGGTTGTGGCAATATCTTCAGCCGTTGATTCGGCTTCATGGGGTAATTGCTTGGACAAGGACGCAGACCTAGACCCTGAGAAATTGACGTGGTTGGCAATTGACCTTTCACCTGACAGAAAACATGGAAGTCTTGTTGCCGCCCAAAAACTAGGCGCGGAAACATTTGTGGTCAAAATGTTGCACACGTGGGCAAATGACTTGCAATTGGACGATAAGGCCATTGCCAACGATCTTGCGGACTATGCCCGCAGGTATCCCGTTGAATACGTCCTTTATTCACGCAAAACCAGTGGCGCGGTCGCGGCGCGCCTTGCACCAGCAGGAATTCCGATTTTTGACATGGACGCGTCATATCCGCAAAGTTGTGACGAACTTTTATCGGCAATCAACAGTGGTCGGTTGAAACATAGGGGTCAAGCACAGTTGACTGACGAAATCTTGTCAGCGGTGCAATTGAGACGTGGTGACGGTGGCTGGGTGATTGGTCGGCGCGCAAGTCAGGCCGTTGTTTGTGGCGCAGTTGCCACCGCGCTGGTCACGCACTTTGCGACACGCCCAGAGAATGATCTAGACATCATGGTGGGTTGAAGGTATAAGCCTGCCACAATTCGTGCATGGCATTTTTAGATTTATTCGCACGCAAGGTTGACGCTGCCGTTCCAGCGAAGACCATTGACGTGGACGCAGCTGCGGTTGCACCTTATTACAGTGAAGTAGGTAACTTATTCCTATTCGGTGGAATAGTTACTGCCTCACGTGCTGAAGCAATGAGTGTGCCAACCGTAGCGCGCGCCCTTGGAATCATTCAAACAATCGCTTCACTACCAATGCACACACGCAACGAAGCAACGGGCGAAAAGGTTACACAACCGCGCGTTATCAACCAGCCTGACCCACGAATTCCGGGTTCTACATTTTGGGCGTGGATAATTTCGGATTTGTTCTTTTTTCCAAGTGCATACGCATACGTCATGGACAGATATGCAGACACGGGCAAAATCCGCGCAATGGAACGCATTGCACCTGAGCGCGTAACAATCACAACAAACGGCATGGGTTATGAAATCGCAACGTATTCAATTGACGGCGCATTTGTTGACCCAGCAAACCTTGTTGTCTTCCAAGGCTTCCAAGAAGGATTACTAAGTCGCGCAGGTCGCACAATTCGTGCAGCCGCTGCCTTAGAGCGTGCAGCAATGAATTTTGCAGTTGAACCAATTCCGCAAATGGTTTTGAAGTCAAACGGAACATCATTGCCCGCAGATCGTGTTGCAAAGTTATTGAGCGCATGGCGCACGGCACGTGCTAACAAATCCACCGCGTTTTTAAATGCTGACGTCACCCTGGAGACGCTTGGCTACGACCCAAAGAATTTGCAGTTAAATGAGGCACGAAACTACGTTGCACTTGAACTTTCACGTGCAGCAGGATTGCCCGCTTACTTTACTGACGCACAACAATCCACGTTTACCTATTCCAACGCCTTGGACAAAAGGCGCGACCTTGTGGACTTTGCTTTCAGAAATTACATGTCCATAATTGAAGAACGCCTTTCATTTGCTGATTTCACACCAGCAGGCAACAAAGTGCGTTTTGACCTTGACGATTTCTTGCGTGGCAATCCTTATGAGCGCGCGCAAGTGTACGAAATCTTGAATCGAATTGGCGCAATGTCAATTGACGAAATACGTGAGGAAGAAGACCTACTGCTATGAAAAAAGTAATCACACCAATGCAAATTACCGCAGCTGATTCCAACAGTCGCACAATTACTGGGCGCATTGTCACGTTTGAGGAAACTGGCAACGCTTCAATTGGCAAGGTGCAATTCGCCGCTGGTTCAATTGAGGCAACCGCCGTTTTGCTCAACCTTGAACACGACCGCACACGTCGTATTGGCAAAACACTTTCCATTGAATCAAACGACAAGGGAATTGAAGCAACTTTTAAAATTGCAAACACAACTGCTGGAACTGACGCACTTGTGGAAGCGCAAGAAGGTTTGCGCGACGGATTCAGCGTTGAAGTTTCATTTGACGAATATGAAACACTTAAAGACGGAACAGTGCGCATTTTAAAGGGCGAACTCACTGGGGTTGCATTGACCAGCGAACCAGCAATCCGATCATCACGCGTAACAGAAGTCGCAGCAACAACAGGCGAAGAAGACCAAGTTTCAGATTCAACAATTGAACCTGAAGTCACACCAACAACAGAAGGAGACGAAGTGGAAAACACCGTCAATGACGCTTCAGCCGTAGAGACGGTCGAAGCCGCACAGTCAGTAACCGCACAATCAAATGCAGTGGGTGGTTGGAAGACAACACCACGCATTGAATTAACTGCTGCAAAGTATCTTGAAAACAAAGTTCTTGCTGCAACAGGTGACGAAAACGCACGCCAATACGTTTTGGCAGCTGATAACACAACTGACAACGCTGGACTTGTTCCAACACGTCAGTTGACTGAAGTTGTCAACGGACTATCAACTACAATCCGCCCAAGCATTGACGCGATTTCTCGCGGTGCATTGCCTGACGCTGGAATGACATTTGAAATTCCTAAGATTACAGTTGCACCAACAGTCGCAGTCACCGCTGAAGATGCAGCGTTTTCTGATACTGACCAAAATTCCGCGTTCTTGAGCGTGGATGTTAAGAAGTTCGCTGGCCAGCAGAAATTTTCGGTGGAATTACTTACGAGGACTAGCCCTTTGTTCTATGACGAGTTACTTCGTAACATGGTTGCAGCAATGGCTAAGGCGCAAAACTCATACGTTAACGGCTTGTTAATTTCAGGCTCAACAACAGACGCAACAACAGTGGCAACATACCCAACAGCTGCTGAATTGCTTGGAATTATCGGTCGCGGTGCGGCAAGCGTTTATGGCGCAACTGCTGGACTTGCAAACCCATTTGCACGCAACATGATTGCGTCAACTGGTCAGTGGTCAAACCTAATGACTTTGAATGACGCTGGACGTCCAATTTATTCACAGGTTTCAAACCCTATGAACCAACCGGGTGTTGCAGTGCCAACAAGTTTGACAGGAAACGTCGCGGGGTTGAACCTGTACGTTGACCCAACAAACGGTGGCGACGGCGACGGTACATTGCTAATCGTCAACCCTGACGCTTACACATGGTACGAAGGAACTTCATACCAACTACGCGCTGAATCAACTGCTGACGGTTCAATCACCGTGGGCGTGTATTCATTTGGTGCAGTCGCAACAAAAATCGCCGCGGGTGCGTTCAAGAATAACAAGGCATAATCGCCACAAACTAATCATGCGGCGGGTTCTCCCGATCTCGCCGCAGCAGATCGAAAGGAACGGACATGCCAGTCATTGTCACTGCAAGTCAATTGCGCACGGTGCTTGGCGTGTCCGTTTCCCTTTATTCTGACGCTTACCTTGACGAAATTATCAACACCAGTGAAGCGGTCATTTTGCCAATGCTGGTTGCAAACACTTCAGCAATCAACGCTTACAAATTAGAATCCAACGTGGCTTATTTCTACACCCAGCGCGAACATCATTTTGTGACTGGTCAATCCGTCATTGTGACTGGTTTGCCCGCACCCTTTACCGCAACCCACGTCGTTGTTGATTCTTACGATTATTATTTCACCGCAGCACTCACTTCAACCAACGTGACTTTGCGCGACATAATCCCAACAGGCACTGCCACACTTTCAGGCTATTCCGCAGCTGATATTTACGCCACAAGTGCGCCAATTGAATCAGCAGTGCTTGCAGTCAGCGTTGAGGTGTTTCAATCACGCGTTGCAGCAGGCGGTCAGATTGAAGGCGTAGATTTTGCCAGCACGCCGTATCGCATGGGTAGAAGTTTGACCAACAGGGTGTCCACATTACTTATGCCATTTTTAGACGTTGAAACGGTTTGTCAATAATGCCAGCCAACGCCGTTGCTGATACCCGCGCAGCCTTAGCCACCGCCTTTTCTGCACTTTCGGCAACTTGTTATTCTTCCGTCCCTGAATCGCCAATTCCACCAGCAATCGTCATTGTGCCCGATTCTCCTTACATGGAAGTTGTGTTGATTGGCAAGGCTTCAACCAAAGTCAAAATCAACTTTGCAATCACTGCCATTGTTGCTTCAAATAGCAATGCTGGTTCACTAGACAATCTGGAAAAACTAATCATAGGAATTCTTGCGGCTATGCCCGCAGGATACGTTGTTGGCGTTGTTGAGAAGCCGACAGTGTTGGAAGTAGGACAAAGCCCAATGCTGGTTGCTGACATTAACGTTTCAACGTACTACACACAAACTACTTAAAAGGAGATAACGTGCCAACAACGATCATCACGGGTCGCGATTTAATCTTGACGATCGCGACCGTTAACTACGACGCGCAGGCGACCAGCGTGGTTCTAAGCAATGCACCAACAGTCACGACATATCAGACACTTGACGGCAAGGCTTACAAGCACATTGACGACCAGTGGACTTTAGATGTCGAAATGCTTGCAGACTGGGGCGCGGCTTCATCACTTTGCGAAGCACTTTGGACTGCATGGGAAAGCGCACCAAATACAGTTTTGGCGGTTTCGTTAACTGCTGCAACTGGTGCGGTCTTCACTTGCAACGTCATGCCAGTTGTTCCGTCAATCGGCGGTGCAGCACCTGACGCACAGACAGTTTCACTATCATTCGTGGTAGTAGGAAATCCAAGCGAAACGTTCTAAACCTAACAATCGGGAGACAAAATGAAACTACCAATCACAATTGAATACACCAACGGAGATCAGATAACTTACACGGCTGCACCGCCTGAGTGGGTTAAATGGGAAAAGCACACGGGCAACACCATTGCACAGGCACAGGAAAAAATCGGAATATCCGATTTGGTATTTCTTGCCTATTACGCCATGAAGCGTGAGGCAGCGGGCAAACCAGTGAAACCGCTTGACATTTGGACTGAAACAATTTCTGAAGTCATTGTCGGTGAAGCAAACCCAAAAGCCACCCAGTCGGAAGCCTTGCCAGAGTAGTTTGGGAGTTAGCCCTAGCAACAGGGTTATCGCCCAGCGAATTCGAAGCAGCTGAAGACATTCTGACAGTGTTGGAAATCTTGGAAGGACGGGCAAATGGCAAGTGACGCAATCGCTTACGACAAGGCTGAATTGCGTGCCATTGTCCGTTCCTTTAAAGCCATGGACGAAGTTGCAACCGCCCAAGCAAAACAACAAACTTCACAACTTGCTGATTGGGTTCGTGGCAAAATTGTTGACGCAGCGGGACGTTCTAGGAATTTGCTGGACGATCGTGTTGCAGCAGGTTCAAGGGTTTCCAAATCTTCAAAAATTGGCGAAATCAGTTTTGGTTTTGCCGCCCAAAAACTAAGTGGTGGCGGAACAACGCAACAACTTTGGGGCGGTGCTGAATTTGGTTCAAACCGTTTAAAGCAATTTCCAGTGTGGTCAGGTCGTGAAGGTCGCGGGTCGCGGGGTTGGTTTATTTATCCAACGCTTCGCAGTGTTCAGCCTGAAATTGTTCGTCGCTGGGAAGAATCGTTTTCTAAGATAGTAAAGGAGTATGACTAATGGCTGGTAGTCGCACGCTCAAACTTTCCATTCTTGGTGACGTTGACAATCTTAACAAATCGCTGAAATCTGCAAGCCAAGACGTTGACACATTTGGCGACAAAATGGGCAAGGCTGGCAAAATGATTGGCGCAGCGTTTGTTGCTGCCGCCGCTGCCGCAGCCGCTTATGCGGTCAAAATAGGCATTGACGGGGTCAAAGCAGCCGTCGCCGACGAACAGGCGCAGACACAGTTAGCCCTTGCCTTAGAGAACGCCACAGGGGCAACGAATTCCCAAATTGCGGCGACCGAACAATCCATTCTTAAAATGTCACTTGCCACGGGTGTGGCTGACGATCAGTTGCGCCCAGCCTTGGGACGCTTGGTGCGTTCAACTGGGGACATTACAAAGGCGCAAGATTTACTTACAACCGCGCTGGATATTTCGACGGCAACAGGTAAGCCGCTGGAAACAGTCGCCAACGCCTTGGGCAAGGCTTATGACGGCAACAGTGCTGCACTAGGCAAATTAGGAATCGGTCTATCAGCTGCTGAATTAAAGACCATGAGTTTTACACAGGTGCAAAGTCGTCTTTCCGATTTATTTGGCGGCGCGGCCGCTGCTAACGCAGACACTTATGCTGGACGAATTGCCCGCATGCAAGTGGCATTTGACGAAGCCAAAGAGACAATTGGGTTTGCCTTGTTGCCAATACTTGAAAAACTTATGACATTCATCAACGACAATGCACTTCCAGCAATTAACGCATTTTCCAACGCTTTCAGTCTGACTGAGGGTGAGGGTTTTGGCAAGGTAATCAGCGACGTGGGTTCAACAATTAAGAAAACAGTGCAACCAATTTTTGAAGGCATGAAAGCAATTTTTGACAATGTCAAAACCGCGGTGATGAATAGCAAGGACGAATTTTCAGCATTTTGGGACGTTGTCAAATTTGTTGCGCCGTTGATTGGCACTGCAATTGGTGGGGCAATGAAAATTGTTGGCGACATTGCTGAGGTGGTAATCACAATCATTGCACGGGTATTGGCTGCAATTAAACCTTTATTGAACACCGCCATTGACGGAATCAACTTGATTATCAAGGGTTACAACGCAGTTCAATGGGGCAAGGACGTTCCAACAATTCCGAAGATTGGCGGTGGATCATCATTTGCCACAGGGGGCGCACCGGGGGCAATTAGTGGTGGCGGTTCAAGTACGTTTTCAAGTGGTGGGTCAGGCACGGCAAGTGGTGGGTCAGGCGGAATGACTGGTGGCGGTGTAGCAGCAGCCGCACGGGCTGGGTCAAGCGTTGCAGCGGCAATTGCTGGTGGTGGATTTACTGATTCACAAAATGCAGCACGGTTGGCAGCTGCTGGGGGCGGTGGATTCACCGATTCACAGAACGCCGCACGCATAAGCATTACGGTCAACGGGGCAATTGACAAAGAGGGCACGGCGCGAACCATTGTTGAAACTTTGAATAATTCCTACTATCGCGGCACTGGTGGTGCAACCGCGCTTGTGGCAATCTAATGACGCAATGGAATCCAATTTGGCTGGTCGAGATTGACGGCGTTGAATACACCGACGCAGTTTTGGCAAACTTGGTTATTCGTAGCGGTCGGACAAATATCTATGAGCAAGCGCAGGCGGGTTACGTCAATCTTCAATTGATTGACCTTGCACAAACAATTGTCCCAGTGGCAATCAACTCAACAATTAGTGTTTCGGTCAAAGATACGGCGGGCACGTTCGTTGCAATCTTTGGTGGCAACGTCGTGGATATTGGCTTGGAAGTGCGTGAAGTAGGTTCGACAACTTTCACGCAGACTTACTCAATCACCGCGCTTGGTGCGTTGGCGCGGTTGCCAAAGTCGTTGACCAACGGCGTACTTTCCAAAGATTATGACGGCAATCAGATTTACACAATACTTTCAGACTTACTGCTCAACACTTGGGCTGAAGTGCCCGGGGCATTGACTTGGGCAACGTATGACCCAACAACAACTTGGGCAACTGCCGAAAACGTAGGACTTGGAGACATTGACCAACCTGGGGACTATGAACTAGCGGCGCGGTCGTCAAGTCGGACTGACGTTTATTCACTGGTTTCAGCACTTGCCACGTCAGGTCTTGGGTATATTTATGAGGACGCGCAAGGTCGCATTTCATACGCCGACGCAACCCACCGCAGCCAATATCTTGCTGCCAATGGCTACGTTCAACTTACGGCAAACCAAGCCCGCGCAGCTGGGCTACGCACTGAAACCCGTGCAGGAGACGTACGTAACGACGTAACAATCAAGTATGGTGCAACAAGCAGTGCTGAAAAATCTGCCAGTGACGCAATTTCAATTTTGACATACGGAACACTTGCACAGATCATCACAACAACACTTCACAACGCCACCGACGCTGAAGACCAAGCCGATTTTTATTTGGCACTTCGCAAAGACCCGCAGGCAATTTTTAGTGAAATCACATTTGACTTAACAAACCCTGAATTGGACAACGCCGACCGTGACGACTTGATTGGCGTGTTCATGGGGCAACCCGTAGCCATTAACGACCTACCTTCAAACATGGGTGGAATCTTTCAAGGATTTGTCGAGGGGTGGTCGTTTCAGGCGTCTTACAACCAAGTTTCGGTTTCATTGCTTGTGTCACCCGTGGCGTATTCGTTGCAGGCACTTCAATGGAACGAAATTTCAGCAGCATTTACTTGGTCGGGCGTGTCGCCAACGCTTGACTGGGAAAGTGCGACAATAGTCGTTTAGCGAAAGGAAAACAATGGCTAATCCAACAACAAATTACGGTTTTGTTTTGCCAACGTCAACGGACTTGGTTACTGACCTTCCAGCCGATTTTGACATTGCGCTGCAAGGCGTTGACACACGGCTAAAAGCATTACAACCCGGAACAACACTGGGCGACATTGCTTATTCATCAGCAACCGCAAACGTGAACACACGTCTTGGCATTGGCACGGCTGGACAAGTTTTAGCCGTTTCAGGTGGCGGTGTGCCAGCGTGGACAACAACGGCAG